ATTCTTCAATCTCCATCAGTTGGTGATGCATTTTCATTAATTGTTCACGTTGCATTTGACCTTCTTCATATTCTGCTACAGTCTTTTTCCATAATGATTGAGCTTTCTTCCACGCTTCTGGATCTGGACGATCTGGATCACCCTTTTTTGCTGGCTTATAATTCTTGCCTTCTCTTTCTTTCTTCTTACGAATATTTTCCCATAATCCAGGCTTTGCTACAGAAACATCCCATTCTTCTACTTCTGATTGTTCAAAATCAACTTCTTCTGATGTTACATATTCATCTTCTGATGGAGCGTAGAAATTATCTACAGTTAGTTCTTCTTCAAATCCATATGCTTCCATTTGCATATGAAAATCAGCAGCTTCTATACATCCACAATCTGCTGTTGCTCTTTGAATGCATATAGCCGTTCTTTGTTTTTGATCTGGATACTCTGACTTCATCTTTTCATCGCTCATACATCTAGACACAAAAGCATTCTTATCTTCATCTTTGTTTTTATTTGGTAGAGGCATTTTATTCTCCTTCTTCTAGTACTTTTTGTTTTGCTAGATTGAGTATATTGTCTATACTCCCTGCTGGTATTTTGTCTTTAAAATGTTCGTATGCACCTTTTATAACTTCGTGTTCTGGATCTTTTGTTAGCTCTAGCCAACCAACAAAATAATTCCATATTCTATCTTCAAGTATGAGAGGGTATTTTGTTCCTTCTGGTCTTCCAAATCTATGCATCCATCTAAGTTTTGGTAAACAAATGTTTTTCCCTCCATTCTGTCTAAATTTCTCTGCAATATATCCCTCTTCTGCACCAAAGCCCTTAAAATTATTACTTATTCCAGGCCAATTTTTTCTCTCAAAAGAACATAGACCCATTCCTTGCATTTGTATTTCAAATGGTTCTTTTTTATTATATGCCTCTGTATTTGTTGCCCATGTTCCATACATCGCACCGCTCCAATTTGGATCAAAGTGTGTTGATATATTGATTAGATTATCATACATCAATGGGCCTTGTATTAAATTTTTACAGTCTGGATTGTTTAAATAATAATGCAGGAGTTCATTTATACCGCCAGTATCTATAAGTACATGACAATCAATAATTAAAACATATTTTCCAGATGCGTGGTCAGCAATCTTATATTTGTCAAAAGAGCTTGTTTTTCCCTTATTTTCAACATAAATTGCGTCTTGCTCATGAAAAGATTTTAAAAAGTTTCTTGTTGTTTCTCCATGTTTTCCATCTGGGTTTCCATCTACAACAACAAATTCAACTTTTTCTGATCTACATACTTCATGATACATTCTTAATGCTTGTATTGTAAAATACACGCCATCATAGTCATCATATGTAGCCATTCCAATTGTCAATAATTTATTCATTTTTTATCCTGGTGCTGAGTAAAATCCTATGTCAAAACCTTCTCTGGTGCAGTCTTTAATTGTTTGTTCCATGCCATGCTGTTTAAGGTGCTTCTCTATATAAATACACATATTATCATCTGTGCCTTCCCACTTGTTCTTGCAGTAATGGCAGAGGTACTTACATTTCCAATTTGTTCTTGTTGGATCAATAGGTTTTGGGTTAACATTATTTCTAATGGCAGTAACACGCTTTTTCAACATATCTAAGAATCTTTGTTCATCCTGCGGACCAAAACAAAGACTAAATGGCGAAGGATCAACTTCTCCATCCTTGTCCTTATAGAAAAAAATACTCATAATTCTGTTTGGAAAATCTGGATAGAGTTTAGATATGGCATAAAAATATAATAGTAACTGTGCATCGTTCTCTAGTTTCTTATAGTCTTTGACCTCGCCAGTAGCCCAATCCATTCTTCTTCCAGTTTTCCAATCAATCACCTCTATTGTATCATCATTTACCAAAGTTACAAGGTCGATTGTTCCCTTGATCGCCAACTGCCCTTGAACTTTTTTCCCATTAATTTCATATTCAAACTTAGCCCAATCTTCTTCAATCGGTATATCAAAATGTGGTTCTGGATGGTGGATATTTCTTAGTCTTGGATCAAACATACCATCTGCATGTTTCAAGAATGTCCACACTGTATCTGACACCACTTGTCTATCTGCTCTATAAAATTTATGACCAGACTTTTCAGCGTAAGCAGCAATGCTCATTTCTACTAACTTGTCAACAATGTCGTTGGTCATTAATTCTTTTTTAGCAAATGAAACTTTGCCAAGGGCATCGTCATCCACCTTTAGAAGTTTAGCTTTAGGATGATCTTGTAGATGTTTTTTTAGCCCCGCCAAAACTTCCATAACCTTATGGGCCATAGTCCCTAATTCAGCTTTTTTACCACTTGCTGGCTGATATCCTAGAACATATGTCATGAAATACTGCATTTCACAATATGCGTAATTATTATAAGACGAACTTCTGACATACGTTACTATCATATCAACTCCATATTTTTCTATTAGTTTTTATGTTATGGCATAATTCATCAATGCTCATTTTTTTGTTACTTATTACTTCATCGAATTTTGACCAATTAAATACATTTTCATCTAAAGCTACTTCTGATGGATGATCGGAATGGAACATGTCTCTGTCTAACCTTATTACAATTCCTCCAGCCTCTTGTATAGCTTTAACTTCATTTGGGAATCTAACATCTGCTATAACAGATATTTCTGATTGTTCTTGTTGTATTTTTTTTATACATGAGTTGATCCAAATGGGCTCATGTATTTTACGCATAATTTCTGTGCCAAAGAATTGCATAAATTCACGGGAAGTCATACATCCTCGTTTTTTTTCACATCCAGGCATGTTAGCCCATTTTAAATGACTTTGTTTTTTGTCTTTTTGTTTATTAGTTCCCCAGACACATTCATATGGTATTTCAAATAAATCGGTGCATATTTTTTTTAAGCTATCGGCAAAACTATAAAGCTTGATGAAAGGCCACATCTGCAATTCAGCATATTCAATAAATGAACTATCTTTTCTTGATACATCAAATTCACCCCATGCAGTTACACCTTTATCGTTTGATGTTAAAATAATCAATTCACCATTACTTCCTACTGCCCAATCTTGTACTAAGTCTTGGTTTTTTAAACATATACCATGCATAATATTAGCAACAGTATTTTTACCAGCTTGTTTTCTTCCAGAAATACCAATAATTTTTCCCATCAATATGAACCCTTTAAACTTTCTAGTAATATTTTGATGTCTTTGATCTTCATGTCGCCTATATCTTTTGATTTTATTACTGGGAATGTTAATTTATACATTCGTCCGAACTGCCTTTTGATTTGGACTTTTGCTTCTCGACCAGCTTGATCGTTGTCTGTTAAAACAATTAGATGAGTAATTGGGAGTTTGTTTATCTTGCTTTCCTGCTCTTTGGTTATTGTTTTTCCAAATATACTCATAGCATTTTTCACTCCAGCTTCATATAACCTCCAAACATCACCCTGTCCTTCAACTATAAACAATGCGTTTGTTCTTTTGATATGTTCTACTGCACGATGGTAGTTATATAGGAAATATCGCTTATCAAAACCTTTTGGGTAGAATAAAAACTTTGGTTGCCTATATTCTTTAGTAGATCTACCAACAATCCCAACCAACTGAGTTCCATCGTCATTATGTATTGGTATAATAGATCTTTCATACATTGTACCTTTGTTTATACAGTCACCAACGTCAAAATATTTTAACGTTCTTTTATTAAATCCTCTACCATGAAAATATTCTGAAGGGATTGAATACTCATAGTTCATTTCTATTGTTTTGTGAGTTACTTCTTTCTCTTTCTTGATTAGTGCATTAACAATTTCTATAAATGGGTCTTCATCATCTTCTTTAGTTTTTACTTTATTATAGCTACTTTTTATGTCTAGTACATTCTTACACCATTTTAAAGCGTCAGAAAATGTTTTTTCTTCGCCTGTCTGTGCTGACATTGTACCCATTATAAGCCCAAAGATATCATTTTGATAGTGTTCCTGACAGTCTCTAGTCCAACACTTCCAAATTCCTTTGTCTAATGCAAATGATACTGCTTTTGGGTTATCGCTACCTTCGTGTATAGGGCATTTACAATAAATATTATCACCGAACATTTCGTATGTTATGCCGAGTTTCTTGAAAATGAATTCTGGGTTTTCATTCAGTTTCTTCTTCAGTTGTTTCAAATCCATCTTGGATACCCTTTAATGCCTCTGGATCTACTAAACCAGTGTCGCCAATTGGTTGATTTTTAATTTGATTTCTGGTTCTTAATTCTGTGAGTTTAGCATATGATCCTTCCATTACCATATTTATATAGTCTCCATCATCCATGCCAGCACCGTGTCGTGAGACAATTGGTACTAGTTTTCTATTTCCAGCATTAGGACCATCTTCTGCTAGTTCTTCTGGAGATTTAATCTTAAAGATAGAGAACGATGTACAAAGCCATATAAGCCTATCTGATCCAGATACTGCATCAGTACTTTCCTTAGTTATACCATCTCTGTTCAACTGCACAAATGACAAACATGGAATATCTAGCTTGACACATAGATTATGTAAAGATGTAATTTGGAAACCAAGTGCTTGATACTCTTGAATATTATTTGTAATAGATGATGATGACATTAGCTTTAGGTAGTCGTATACAATTAGACAATCATTAGTCTTGCCATATTCATCTGTTTTGATTTCTTGTGCAACCCATCGTTTGATAAGATTTAGCACTTGTTCAAAAGGTTTACCAGCAACGCTAACATAACTGTACGGTATAGATGATATTTGTTTGACTGCATCAGCAACTTGCTCATACTTATCTGGATCATCTACAAATTTACCAGTAGAAACTTCATTAATTGGTACACCGCTAAGGTTGGCAATGATTCTATTAAGATGATCTTCTTTAGACATTTCTGTGTCTAATACAAGAACTGGTGTACCTCTCGATGATACATTGAGAGCAACGTTATCGGCAAATACAGACTTACCAACCTTCGGCCTTGCTGATACAAGATCAACACATTTTCTTCTTAGTCCACCACCAATTGCATGATCATAATTAGTAAAACCTGTAGGTATACCAATAATGTCGCACTTATTTTCTGCTAGAAATTTCACATAATCATCTACGCCTTCACCTATCTTTTCAGGCAGATCTCCACCATCATCTTCACGTAGAAAATCTGTAACTGGGTTTTCAAGTATTTGTAGAATTTCATTTATTGACTCCGTACCATCTATGTCGTCTATGTCTTTGTGAATCTTGTCGGTTAATTTTTGTATCTTCCTTGCAAACTCAAACTTTTTAATCTGAGCAGCAAACGGAAGTATATTGTCTTGATTAACCGGGAAGTCCATCAATGACTTGATATACTTTAATTCTTGTTTTGTATTTATGGATTCTGAGAATCCAAAATGTTCAGCAGCAGACAGTATTGATGCTATATCTACAGATTGATCATTTGTAACAATATGCTCTATACACTTGTATAGAATCTGATTGTTTGTATGATCAAAAGTCTCATGACTAATTAAGTCTGAGACTACTACATATGCATCAATGCCGTGCTGCATTAATCCTGCAAGCACAGCCCTTTCTGCACCAAGATCATTTAATTCTGCCACTTATCGTTTGCTCCCACACCTATTGCAGCGATAGTATTCTCCGTATACAAATCGGCTATCAACCTTAAATGATTTACCACATGATGCACATTCTACATCTATCTTTCTAGGAGATCCTCGTCTTCTAGGTGTACGCTCTACTTCTGGAGTTTCAATATCCCTAAATTCACCTGTATCTTCCCAACGATTTTCTCGACCTCTCACTGGTTCTCTCCTTTTATTTTGAGTGACTGATGTTTCTGCTTTTGTATTAACAATACAATTAGCATCTTTTTGTATGTTTGTTTGTTGCTTAGATTGTTCTTGTCTGGATATATGCTTTGTATCTAATGCTGATAACAACTCTATTTTTTCTTCTATACTAAGAGACTTCAAAGCCTCTTTAAGGTCGTCTAAATTCATGATCGCTTACCTTTCTCTAAGAGTATGTCTGCTTTTCTTTTAAGCTCATATGTTTTTCCTTCTAATGATTGTAGTCTATGCTCTGCAACCAATCTCATCTGTTCAAGCTTGGCTGCATAACTATTCTCATTAGCAAGCATGTGCTTTTTAGATTCATGCTTTGTGTACTGACCAAACATTTCACTGTGCTGTGCAATAAGTCTCTCCATATTCTCATGACACCAGTTCAATGCTATCTTATTCTTATTAACTTCATCCTGCACATATGAAGAATATCCATACAATGCATATGCTGCATCAAATATTTCTTCTTGTGTTAGCTTTTTTAAT